GTCGGTTTTCGCTTCATCCTATAAGGATAAAGCGTGAAAAAGTTGATTTACTAAAAATAGGTTAAGGAGATTTACTGTGAGTTTCAGAAAAATTTTAGAGAAATTGTTGTATGAGCTCATTCTGGCTGCCGGACCAGCCATTATCGAGCTTATAATCAAATTCCTTCAAGGTCTCAGCAATGACCAGGTTAAGGAAGTAGCTAAAAAGACTGCTGAGGCAATAAGGAACGGCGACTAATGGGTGGAGGCGGTCCCGATAAACCAGAGCTTCCTCCTCCTGTCCCTGTTAGAATCGAGCCGGAGGTGGAAAAGGCCAGACAGGACGTCAAAGAGCGGCTAAGAAGGGCGCGAAGCCGTGCCTTGAGCCAGGTTACAGGCTTTGGCCTTCTCGAAGAAGCACCTCCTACAGTCAGGCCGACTTTATCCGACCTTTTGGGGTAGTATAAGATGCAGACACAGCAGGCAGAAGAAGTACCTGGATTGAGATTCAGGCACAGAAAAGTATATCTTGAGCAGAAAGGGATGACCAAGGCTGAAGTTGATGCAGATGCAAGAAACGTCAAACGGGACTGTATCGACTTTGCTAAGGAGCTTGCTGCTGCTTTGAACAAGGCTTATGGTCACGGCAGGCAGATTATTGTCGGGCCACCTATGTTTGAGAACTAACAATGTTTGAGTGGAAAAGCAAAACCGACGAGCAGATAGCCAAGTATGTCACTGAGCAGCAGGGACGTCTTGAGCGCAGGAGGCTCATCTGGGAAGACCTCTGGAAAGTCATTGTAGATGTCTTTCGCCCTCGCCGCTACAACATCTTAGGTGATAGAGTCAAAGGTGAGCAGTTCGGAACTCAGGTTTATGACCAGCATCCGGCCAATGCTCTCAACAAGTTTGTCGGAGGAAAGCTCGGCTATATGGTAAGCAGGTCGATTCCTTGGCATCAGGTTGTAGCAATTAGCTCTCAGCTAATGCGGCTCGACCACATAAAAAAGTATTGCCAAGAGGCAACTGAGCAGATTCTGTCTGCTGCTGGCCGCTCTACCCTTTATAGTGCTCTTTATCCGCACGCTTTAGACGCTCACACTGTCGGCACTTCTGTTATGATACCTAATGATGACGACGTAAAAGACCGTGTTGTTTTCGATGTTGTTCATCCGAAGGACAGCTACGTTGCAGTAGACAGGTTCGGCGACCCGATTATCTACCATCGACTTTTGACTCTAACTCGTATTATGGCGCTTGAATACTTCGGCAAGGACAAGCTGCCGACTGCTTGGTTTAAGAAAGATGGTGAGCTGAAGATGCCATTGAGCGAGCAGACATTTATCTGGACTGTCTATCCCAATAATGATAGGGATGAGAGCAGCGCTTTGCCTGTAGACAGGGAGTTTGCTGTCTTCTGTGTTATGCAAGGCTCTGCCGGAGCGGGCAAGTCAAGACTTGTCCTTCGTTCAGGCCGTGATGTGTTTCCTATCTGCTGGCGCTCATTACGAGAAAGTGGCGCTGAGTATGGAACCTCTCTTGCTGCCGACTGTCTTACTGGCGGCTTGGTTACTAATAAGCTGTCAGAGAAAGCTCTGACGGCTGCTCACCAAGCAGTTGAGGGAGCAGTTGTGGCATCAAAGAGCGTCCGAGCCTCTTTGATGAGAGGAAATCTAAGTCCTGGGAGCCGTATTTGGGTGGATGACATAAACAGAGAGGGTGTAAAGGTCGTTCAGGATAAGCAGAATTGGCCTATAACTGATGCTGAGAGAAAATTATATCACGACCAGATTGATGATAGATTCTTTATCCGCTTCTTCGAGATGCTGTCCGCCGGAGACATAAAGACACGAACTGCTTATGAAGTCTCTCAAATGATGGCTGAAAAAGCAACCTTGATGAGCACTATTGTTGATACATTCGAGCAGGAATCGCTTGAGCCTTCAATAAAGGCTCTCATTATCCACGAGACTGAAGCCGGTCGTATGCCCGACCCGCCCGATGAGCTTATCGTGGGAGGCAATGAATACGACTTGGAAATCAGATATCTTGGTCCTCTTGCCCAGCTTCAGCGCACCCTGCTGAAAACAAAAGGTACTGTAGATGCTCTCTCCGTAATTGCACAGATAATGGCTATGGCTGAAGAGGTGGGCTGGAAATTTAACTGGCTTGAAATTGCCGAAGAGGTTGCTGTTGCTCAGGGTATGCCTCAGAGACATATTTTCAGTGATGAGGAGGTCAATGCAACGAAACAACAGGTCGAGGCGCAGCGCGCTGCATTAGCACAGGCCGAAATTGCCGAGAAAGCCGGTAAAGCAACACAGTCTCTCAGCAAGAGAATCGAGCCCGGCTCGGCGCTGCAACAGCTTCTAACAGCCGGTCCTCCGCCTGTGGGCAGAGGAGGTGCATAGTGCCTCGCGGAACGAAAGTATATAGATGTGTGCAAAAGTGTAAGCGAGCACAGCGTAAAAAGGGCCACAAAAAAGTGAGCTGCTACGCGGTTTGCCAAGCCTCGACCGGCCAATCATATAGGACTGGTCGAAGGATTAGAAAGAAAAGGAGAAAGAGATAGTGGAATGGTACGAGCTTAGCCCTGAAGAGTTTGCTGCCGACGAGGAAGCACAGAAAGCAAGACAAATTGCTTACTACAACACCTTCTATGCTTCCGAGGACGGTCGTGCTGTTCTCTTTGACATTCTGAAGTTTGTCAACTGCCGCTACCCGGATGGTCAGGAGTATGCTATAGCAAGCTTGGCCTTAATTGAGCTTTACTTATATATTCGTAGATGCTGTGGTATTCGCAGTGAAAAAGATGTAATCGACGCAGAAGGAGGGACAATTACTTTAGGAGATTAGTTTATGGCTGTAATGATTAATGATGTTGAAGTGATGTCGGATGATGGCAAGTTTACAGAATCCTTTTCTCCAGGGATTCTCGGTGAAGGGTACAAGGAAACTAAAGCTTTCGAGAGGACGCCTGACCTACCCTCTCTCCTGAAGGCTTATGCTGATACTAAATCAGCCTATGGGAAGAAACTGGAGGGAGTCATCCAGAAGCCTGCCGAGAACGCTACCGACCAAGAGAAGGCTGACTACCGGAAGTCGCTTCTGGAGGAGCTTGGCGTGCCTGGAAGTGCTAAAGACTACGAGTTTCCTAAACCGGAAAACTTGCCTGGTGGAGTTGCATACAATCAGCAGCTTGAAGACCAGTTTAGAGAAGTATTCATCAAGCGGGATGTTCCTCTCGATATGGCTAAAGGTCTGGTCGAGGACTACAATGAAATTCAGCTTGCGGCGGTCCAAGCTCGCCTGGATGAGCAGCAAAAGGTGTTTGAAGAAAGCTGCAAGGACTTGGACAAGAAGTGGACAGGCGACGCCAGAATCAGGAATAATAGGCTCGCTTTTAAGGCCATTATGAGATTCGGAACTGAAGACTTGCAATCGCTTCTAAAAGATGCTAAAATAAATGAAGATGTCGGAAACCATCAAAAGTGGCACGAGCTGGGTTTTAGTCCCAGTCAGCGAGAAATCTGGTTCAGCATCGGGAGTGCTACCGGAACTGCTGAAGCCATAACTGATGAAGGTACTCCGGCTGCAAGAGAAGAAGCTGGAGTGAAAAAGGTCGTAGAGAAAGTTTACGACCATCCAACGAGCGTAAAAGCCCGTGCAGAAAGAAAACAAGCGTCCGGCTGAGGCCGACTAACGCCTTTATATATGACAGACTATTCCTCATCCGAGGAACCTGTGCTTTGCAGCTAAAGGGGCTGCTGCCGTAATGGGCACAAAAGCATAGGAGACCTGCCGTCGCAGACTATCTCCGCAGTGTAATAACTAAATACTAACTTTACTGTGGAGGTAGTTTACAATGGCAACCTTAGCTTTAGGCACTGATTTAACTCTTGCCGAGCTTATTCGCCGAGAAGACCCTGATGGTAAACTTGCCCAAATAGTCGATGTCATCAGCCAGGAAAACCGCATCCTTGAGGACATCACCTGGATAGAGTGCAACAATGGAACCTACCACGAGGATACCATAACCGCTACTGAGCCTGCCGGTGCTGAGAGAAGCTACGACGAAGGTGTTGCAAAGGAGGCCGGTGTTACCGAAAAGGTGACTGAGCCTACCTGTATGCTCAACGGCATTTCTGAGGTGGATGCAGCCAAGCTGAAACATACTTCAGATGAGGATGCTGCTCGTCTACAGGAAGACGGCTTTTTCCTTCGTGGTATGACTAAGACCTTGGTAAGCCGCCTGCTCGATGGTGACAGGTCTGCTGATGTGAGGCGCATCAACGGTATCAACACGCGCAGCAACTACAACTCGCTGACCGGTACAACCAACCAAGTCTTTGACAATGTGAGTATTGTTGACGCCGCTAACACCTGTGCAGACGCATCTACGTTTACCTCTATCTACTTTGTCCAGTGGGGCTTCAAAAAGGTGAACTGCATCTATCCGCGCAACGACCCGCAGGGTGGAGGCACTCTTCCTATCAAAATGGAAGAN